TCAGTTAGCTTGATGGTGCGGTTTTTGGCGAGGTCATCCACTGCTGGCCGGCCTCGCTTCTTCAGTGTCTTTTCTTCACACGCCATTGGATATACACCGATTAAGGTGCCTATTCAGCGTTATACATGAACTTCGCCCACCGTACCTTATCTCCAGGTATGACATCCGCCTTTCTCTGGCGCCATGGGCGTTTACTCTTGTCGAACCCGTTGTTCTTTCGAGTTCCTTCGTTTATCCAGCCGGCCGCCTTGTATATCGTCCCGTTGTGGTACGTCGGGTCTTGGTAGCTCACCAGCTTTTGAATATCGGGGCGCTCCCTTTGGATCATCAACACCATCACCCGAAGGAACCTAGAAGGCGTGTTCTTCGGCGCGTCGTTGGCGACGGCCATTCTCCGAAGCTCCAGCGTCTTCCCGTCGTCAACGTGGTAGCTCACGGGGTTCGACCAATACGCCACCGCGTAGAGAAGCCCGTCGTACTCGGCACCGAACGCCATCCCACCAAACACGTTCCCGCATTCAGGCAGTCTGGAATGCCAGCAGCTATTGAGCGCCTTAAACAACTTCTTATCGATCCTTCCTACGGTGAGTTGGAGCGGCGAGGTCGGAATCGAACCGCCTCCCTCCACTTGGAAAAGTGGATGAACTACCCTTATTCGTTCGCCGCATTGATCCATCATGTCTAACCGTCGCTTCGAGGGGACCGGCTTCCGGCGGCGTTCGCCGCCTCCATCCGCCCCCTCAAGCTGTTGCCATCGGTATGCGTCTCCTGCCTCCCGCATCAGCCGCGCCGCATGCTTCGCCAGATCGTCGGGGGGCATCGTTGACTTGATTTTGTCGAACCATTCCTGCGCGTTGACCGGCTCGCCATCCCATGCGCTTGGATCGTCTTCAGCTTGCCTGAATTTGATCACCAGCCCGCTGTCATGGGTTGCAGTGCATGCCGCCAGGTCTACGACCCAGCGGCGGTGCCAGTTGTAATGTTTTCCGGTCATGCGGCGCGGACTTCCACATTGAACTTCTTTCCCATGGAAGTTGTGACTTCCCACACGTTCCCACCCTTCCATTCATAAGCGCTGTCACGCATGGGGATGAACCCGGAGATCATTGCAGCAGATGCCCACGATCCGAACGCTTCGTCCTCGGTGGGCTTTTCGATGGTGAGGAGGATTTTGTTCATGTCGGTTCTGATGACTTGGAATTTCATGATTTTCTCCTTGGAGAGCCAACTTCCGGTTGGCGTCGGTTGTGGTGTATCCACAGTTCCTATAATACACCTTTTGGAATAAAAGTAAATACTTTTAACAAATATTTTTACGCTATACCATCCCCCTACGCTCTGCCATCGTCAGCAGGTTATCCAGCGCCATCTCATACGCCGTTTCCATGTCGCGCATCCGGTACACTGAGGCCAGCCACTTGTGATTGATCGCCATAGCCTGATTAGGCGGCAGGCTGTCGATCATGGCGTCCATCGCCCTGGCGCACTGGGCATCGACTTCTTCGCACATGATCTCGAATGCATCAACTGTGCTACCTCCGCCGTTTGCGATGCACAGGCTATGTGTCGGGTAGCCTAGCTTATTGGATGGGCGGCGCATCCAGTCCGCCCAGTTGCCCAAGTGCCACTCAAGACGCGCCATATCCATTACCTAACCTCCCCGTACAATTCGCACCTACGCTCATTAACCGTTCCAGACCATCGTCCCTTTTCGCAGTACCACATGCCCCATAGCATGGTCTTGTGTCGGCAGCCGTTGCACTTACGTTGCTCTCGCATCTCTGCCACCTTGGCAGGATCGCCGTATTCGTACCTGCGCAGTTCTTCCATCAGATGCCTCCGTAGTCGGCCACGCCATAGCTGCTGCCGGTCTTGTTGGTCTGCGCCTTGTTTCTGAACAGCTTTGTGCCAACGGCGTAGCCTTCGTCGTACCACCCCAGCTTGTGCACCACAGACACATTCCCTTCCATCACGGGCGGCTTGCAGTAGATTTCCGCCAGCAGGCATTTCGCATCTGGCAGGCCGAGTTGATACTGCTTCCCGGTGCGTTTGTAGTAGGTATGCCGCACGCGCTTTTCGTACACTTGGCGGTTCGTCAGGTAGTTGTCTCGCATCAGCAGCGATAAATCCGCCTTGATGCATCCAGAATTGACGTTCGGGAAGTGGTTGTATATGTCCGTCGATGTCACCTCCCTATCCCCGATGAACGCCAGCATCTCAATGATGCGGGACTGTCTGTCTGCCACTCGTTTCTTCATCCTTCACTCCCTGGCTCGTAAATCCACTCTTCGCAAACTATGCCTGCATTGCCACAATCCCAATGGCCGCAGCTTGTGCAGCTTCTAGGGTCGCGTAGAACCCATGATTTTTCCCCATGAAGTACAGGCCGTATGGGAGTGGCACGTTCAGCGCCTTGGTGATCGTCCAATCCCCGCTGCGTAGGTGCCAGTTGTCGATTTGTTTCCATTTCAAGCTGCCTCCCGTTTCAACTCAAATCCTCGCGCTTGCACGCCCACCCTGATTTCAGCTTGCGCCATCCATGAACCTCAATCTTCCATCCTGCTTCACGCACCTTGCCGACATTCTCATGGTCAGTAATCTTGCGGATGCGTGCGCCCATGTTGCTGCCGCTGGTCGTCTGAACAGCAAGCGTTTCCCCTGGCTTGATAGCCAGTAGGTCGATGAAACCGAATAGGTCTTGGCGAATGCGAATATGCGGATTCCACTTCTCCACAACGGCTACGTGGTAGCCCTCTTTTTTCAGCAGGGCGATTGATCTTTCCGTAGGACTCACAGATAACCTTTCTCGCAGGCGCGAATCATGGATTTTTCCCAGCACGCAAAGAAGAATTGCTCTTTCGACTGCCGGTTTTGCGGCCCTTGGTCATATTGCGTATGGCACTTGTGGCACAGGTACGCGCCAAACAAGTCATGCGCCTTGATGCCCATGCCCTTTCCATGCCGCTGCTCGTTGCTGTGCGCCCAAACCACGCTGCCATCGTTAGCTCCACACGATACGCAGGACTCATGCCGTGCTGATTCGCGGAGTTTCTTGCTGCGCCAGTTCACGCTGCCGCCTCCCAATAAAACCCAATCCCTGCCGCCCATCGCTCGATAGCGTCCTGGTATTCAGCCATCTCTGCCGTGGTCAGCTTCGTGGTGGACTTGATAAGCTCCACAGACTCACCAGCTACCGTGTCCTGATAACGCAGGAACTTGTAGCCCATCAGCTCATGCACCTTGTCCTTGTCCTCGCCGATGTACGCGCCTATGGCACCGTACAAGTCCCAGAGGCGGCGGTTCTGGTCGATGGTGCGCTTGCTCTTGCGCTCGCGTACCGTCACAACCCACTGGCGATGCGGGTCGAGTGCCTCCAGCTTGGCGTACAGGTAGGGCCGGTTCTGGGGAGTGAGGTGGAACTGGTCGATCATGCGGCCTCCATGAAGTCGAACAGGCTCGGCATGCTCATTTCATTTTCAGCGGCCTTAAGGTAGTGGATCCCGTCCTCGAAGTAGCGCGGCGAGAGTTCCACGCCATAGCCCTTGCGGCCTTTCAACAATGCGCGGTATGGAACCGTCATCAATCCGCCGAACGGATCGAACACCACATCACCCTTGTTGCTGAATTGCTCGATAACGCGGTCTGCCAAGTCAAACTGCATCGGGCATAGGTGCATTTCCTTGTTACGGCTTGACTGCGAACCGTTCAGGGTCAGCATGCGGGTAATGTCTGTCCAGACTTCATCACTCCACGATTGCGGCTGCAGCAGCATGAACGTGACCGGCAAACGGCCTTTCTCGTCGATTGTTTCCCCGATCTTGACGTGGTGCTCGAAGTTGTAAACCGTGTTCAGCGAGAAATCACGGAATGCCTTAAATATGGCTTCATGCGGCAAGGCCTCTAGTTCTTCCGGCGTGAGGAATCTGTCACCGGATGAACGGGTGAAGCCGTGGGCGTCAACCTGCCAGCGTGCGCGTGTGTATTTCTCCTTGCTCTTGACTACCGGAGTATCGGCATAGGCGTTTGTGCGGTCAGTGGCAGGCTTGCGGAACAGCAGCAGGTATTCAGGCATGCCGACGCCCATCTTTGTGCCGTCCTTGCACTGCTCCGACCAGCCGAGGCGGTAGGTCTGATTGTTCTCGCGCACCACGTCGGTTACGATGGTTTTCATGCCCATGTAGGCGAAGCCGTGCCGCGTGTAATGCTCGATTGCTTTACAGTGAAGAGGGTAAACCGTTTGGCAACCGGCATTGGTCATCCCCATCGGGATAATCCGGTCTTTGACATGCACGGCACAGATGCGCCCAGGTTGCAGAATCTTGAGCAGGTTAGGCGTGAGGAAATCCATCTGCTCGAAAAAGTGCTCGTTGTTGTCCGTATGGCCAAAGTCGGCATAGTTCGGGCTGTATTCGTACTGTGTCGAAAACGGGATGCTGGTCAGAATAAGGCCGACGCTGTTTTCTTCCATGCTTGCGGTTTCCTTGACGCAATCATTGTTGACGGCCACATAATCACGCCCGCGCACTTCTACGCGCTCAACGCCCAGCTTGCGCGTCAACTGCTCCATCTTGCCTGCATCGGATAAACCAAACTCGCGGATAATCTCGGTCATTTTCGCCACCTGTTCTTTGTGCTGTTGCCACTTTGTTTCAAGGATGCGCTTCACTTCACGCTCGGATTCGGTGTAGATCAAATCAATCCGGCACTGATTCGGCTGCAGGAATCGCTGGATGCGGTGAATGGCCTGGATGAAGTCATTGAACTTGAACCCAATGCCGAGAAATATTGCCCATGAGCAATGCCGCTGGAAGTTGCAACCAGAACCGGCAATGGATGGCTTTGCCGCAAGCTCGCGGAATTTCCCATCGGAGAAGTCGATAATGTGCTGCTCGCGCTTCTCCAGGTCTTGAGAGCCGAACACGCTAACCACGTCAGGAATGGCCTTTTCGATGGCGTGCCGTTCGCTCTCCAGGTCGTGCCAAATCAGCCGATGCGC